CCATCGTTGGTGTTGATATAATACAGAGCGGTCTTACACTCAAATGACTGATCAGTATGGTACCCCGAAGGACAATGAACCGATACAGTTGTTGGATTTAGATTTGCTTTGACCCTGATGAGTGCTTTGTAATCCAAAGCATTTAACAGAGGCGCAAGCAAATCAAAGTAGTTTGAAACGACAGTACCATCAAAGAATCGATGAGTGAACTGATAGTCCATTCCAACATCATCAAGAGTTGGTTTCTTGTCAACTACACCCGCATTATAGAACCAGGGAAACTGCTCACTGAGCATAGTCTCCATAATTTGTTGGTGAATGTGTTGGTCTAAAAAGTTATCCCTAACATCAGGCATAAGAAATCCAACCAGTTGCGATCATCTTTTCTTCGTTTGGTGCCCGTAGACCGTGATGAGTGTGTGTCCAGTCTACTGGCCAAAAGAGTGTCAACCCCTTTTTAGGTTTCACTTTGTAGTCTTGGTGGACCCAATAAGTTTCTCCACCCTCTTCAACATCATTTAGATAAGTCATCCAAGCAAGGTGCCTGAAAGAGGTAACCTTGTTAGATCCAGTTCGTTCACAATGTGGATGGTGATAACCTCCTGTTCCCTTAGGATACCACTGAATGTTAAATGGTTCATCTAACTCCATAGGTTCCATAGCAGCGTATGGAAACTTTGCTAGGTATCCGTCCAGTAAAATTTGGAGTTCCTGAAGGAAGTTACGAACCCGTGCATCATTGATGAACGGTGGAACTGCCATATCAACAGAATTCTTAACTGATTTGTTGATTCCTCCAGAGAACTCTCCGTTAACTTTTTTTAGGAAGGTACAAGTATCCCAGAATTCGATTAAATTGTCAATAGTTTCACTGGAGATTGTACCTCCACTAATAAAGTCAGTCGTCATACATCTTGCATTCTAGAGCAGAAGGGTTCTGGTCACAGTATAGTTCAAGTGCCGTGGGATCGTGATCATCTCCAGGATGATGCTCTTTATATTCTTCCAGATCGTGCAGTTCTTCTTCGATGTGACGGCGTTGTTGAGGAGAAGTCGTAGGATTGGAAAGGATTTCCTTATCCATCTCGATGTGCTTGTCGATGTTTTCCATCAGAGTATGCTGTCCTTTGCTAAGTTTAGATAAGAGGTAACTCCCTCAGGTGAATAGGAGTGCTTGACTCCCAGTACAAGATACTTGCCCGAGTACATTTCGTCAACCTTTACACGTTCATAATCTGCTTGAGATGCGGGAATGTTAACATTAACCACATCACCAGCGCAAATACCAGAGTTTCCTGGTACCACGATGTCCAATTTGATCGCATTTAAGAGTTGCCATCTCGATGTACTATAAGCGGATGCTGTCACTGTGTCAAATGTCATATTTGAAGCATTACCTTCAGGATTTGCGGCATTCTGCGAATTTTTCATCACAGGGAGTGCGCGAATCTTGATTCGGGTCGGTTTTGCTTCAGAAAACGCTTGTTCACTTGCTCCATAGAAGGGGAATCCGTTATTGAGATGGTTCGACATCCCCCAAACGGTTTTCGCACCCATATTAATAGGTCCATTGATGGATCCTGCGGGTGACGAATTCTTGGTACCATCAGATTGACCACCAGCAGGAAGGAACCCTGACGTGAGTGCTGGCATTGCCAATCCGAGAGTCACGCTACTGTACATACCAGAGCGCATTCTTTCCAAATTGTTGGCACGATCTGGATAGTTGATGCTCTGAATTTTGTAACCATTAACATCACCAGAATTACCGACGTTTGCCTGTTCATAGGTGAAAGACTTTGGATTGTTAAATGATGGATTTGACCCAGAGCACAGATAATCCATCGTACAGAAGTTAGTGCCTCTGTATGTCTCCCAATAGAGGTACCCAGGTCTCCCCGAAGACCCACCAACAATCTTATCTGAGATATATCCAATACAGTCAAATGCTCTCCAGGAAGGAGCAATAAAGTTGAAATTACCCCTTGCCTCTTCCCACCTTTCGTGCTTTACCTGCCTCTTCAGGTACTTTTTCTCAATTTCCGTGATTGCCTGTGATCCAGGGATATCAGAAAATGCCTTAAATACGCGATTTGACTCATTATATGCACCACCAGGAGATACGGTGTAAAGCATATATGCTTGTGCCCTTTCAGTCTTGGTTACTTCACCAATTTTGAACACTTTTTGAATAACTTCAATTTCATCGTCTGGAGCAGTGTCAGTTGACATAACCAACTTGACATATTCGTTACCAGTCAAGATATTATTCAAATCGACAGTATCAAAGATCACCATCTCCATTCTGATAATTGGAGATTCTATAGACTCATAATAATTGAATGCAGAGCACATACCCTTAAGATCAAATGCTTTCTCACCAGAAAACTTCAGACCAGACAAATCTTCATCAGGTGAAAGATCCTCATCCAACACCAGCAGAGAAAACTCTTTTATAGTATATCCTTTAGGTTGTGCCATTAGAAGAAGTTACTTAAGACAGTGGTACCCTCATTGAGGAAACCAAATCGAGATTGCAAGAACTGATTAGCAGGATTTTGCTTACCAGGGAGGACAATAGGAGTTTCATCTCCATCACCACCCCCACCAACACCAGGCATTTCAATAACATCAAGAACAATAGTTTGAACTTGCTTACTGAGTGCTTGTGCTTCAGCGAGATCCGTCACATCTTGTACCTTTTCAAAAAGATCCATAATCATAGCACCAGTACCGACCGCTTGACCGACACCAGGGATTGCGGATGCAGCAGGTGCAAGTGTTTGCATAACAGGTTTGACTGTACCCATAATACCATCAATACCTCTACCCACACCCTTGGCAATGCCCTTCAGGAACCCACCAAGACCCATCTCGGGTAGTTTACCACCTTCAGACTTCAAATACCCCAGAGACGCTGCCTGAGACATCCTGCGAGCAGTCAAACCAGGATCTCTACGAGTATGGGGGGTATCAAACGGTATTACAAAACCCCCAGAGGATCTTTGCGCGACATATTCTGTTCCGTGCCCAATAAAGTCTACACCCTTACCTGTTAGCGATACAGGGTACCCAGACTGAGGTCCACGAATCCATCCACCTTTGCTTCTACCACCCTTCATCTTCTCAAGGACAGCAATGGTGTCCTGCCACTTGCGGTGTGCTTTGTTTCTACCGTCACCGTGGTAATAGGACAGGTTATCTGCACCTCTAGGCAGTGCTGCCCACTCCATCGAGAGATTCTTAGCAAATCTCTCTGTGGAGATCTTGCCAGACATAAAATCATTCAGTCCACGACGCTTGAGGAGCAGATCGTAGATGTAGTCCTGTCCATTCTGGTCAAACTTAAACTTGGCAGGATCCTTACCAGCATTTCTCAGAACCTCAGACGCTGTACGCATCTGGATCTGGTAACGACCCATTGCAAACTGACCACCCCTCTCATTGAGAAGTTGAGTGATCGTCTTTGTAAGGATAGAAGAGTCTTTCTTACCGCCGACCAGTTTGGTGTAGTCATTTCCAGACTCAACTGCACCAATAAAACTGCCAAGGTTGCTGGATGCAGGCATTTCACCTGCCCTAGCGGGGGTTGCACCAGTTACAGTATCAAGGGCAGCACCACCAGCATTGCTGAGGTCTTCACTCATATCAGATGATCCATTGACCCACTTCAGGACCTGCGTCAGTCCTTTCAGCATCCAGATCAGCGGTGCAAAGGCAACTTCACCCAGGAAAGATGCCACTTCCTTAATTACTGGCATATGTGGAGCAATGAAGTCCACCATCTTCTGAATGGCAGGACCTAATTGCTCAAAGAATTCTCTAGTTGCGTTCTTGATCGGTTCAAGGAAGGCATTAATCGCTTCCATTATTTGCCCGAAGAACTCGCTTAGGGGTTCGATCACATTTTTGATGATAGGACCCAGGAACTTACCTGCGTGTTCACCAAGGAACGCACCCAGTGCGTTACCAATCAGTCCACCAAGAGGACCAGCGACTGCGTTGCCTACCTGTGCAAGTGCTACACCACCAACCGTGGCACCTACACCAGCACCGATTGCTGCAGATTGGCGATCTTCCTCAGGAATACTCTCATCTTGTAGAGTACGTTGATATGCTGCATATCCTTGAGCGGCAGCAACCACGGTTTGACCGATGACATTACTACCCAGGAACTTACCAAGGTTGAGGATACCTCCCCCAACCATACCCAAAAGTCTACCAAAGTTGGCAATGGTACCAACAGGATTCTTAAGGAATGAGAGACCTAAAAGGGCAGCAGCACCTACACCAACCAGTTTTAGTGCACCCTTTAACCTCTCTTGCCACGTCTTATCTTTACCAAATGTCTGTTCCCAGGCACCATTAATAAATCCAGTAATCCCCTTGAAAAATTTTACGGTTGCATTAAAAAATGACCCCAGTCGTTCAAGTGTTGTCTGTATCGCTCGTTTATTCTTCGGATCCGCTAACCAGTCCAGTGCTGCAACAAACAACATAGACTTTAGGAATTTGCCTAACCATTCTAAGAACGATGGTGCTGCAACAGACAGAACACTACCAATCTTCTCACCAAGGTTAGCACCAGCTCCTCCTTCGATTCTATTCTCTAGTGCCTTATCTTTTGCTAGTTGCTGTCTCTTTCTCTGGTCTTGAATCTGCTGCCTTGCAGCATTCTGCTGTTTAGTCAACATTACACCGATACTGTTGACCGTAGCGCCAAGGGAATTAATCGCACTTAATGTTGGCGCGAAACTTGCACCAGCAATTTGCTTACCGCCAACAGTTATGGTAGCTCCAGAGTCCTTTGGTGCTGTGACGAACTTATAGAATCTAATTTTAGGACTTGCTGCAGTTGCCATTATCTAATGCCTGCTCCAGTGGTTGAGTATTGAACATTCGCACCGCTTCCAGAACTGGATGCAGGTCTAACAATGGGTTGTACAACAACAGGTTGTGCTGCTGCAGGTCTCCTCGTAGGCGTAGGTGGCGGAGGAGATGTCTTGTTACTATCAGTATTTATCGTTGCTACTGGATCAGGTGGGGTGTTAACAACCCTGTTCTGATGACTGTTTGGTGTCTTAAACAGATGAGGATAGACATTGTGGGGACTGAGGTCTCCACCTTTACCTCGCTTATACACTTCCAAGTGTAGGTGCGTGTTGGCAACATCGCGACCCACTCTTCTCATATCAACAAGTTTACCAATTTTTTGACCCGCCTCAACACGATCGCCAGGTCTTACACTAGGCATCATATGGACATATCTCTGATCATATCCATCATCGCCCTTAATCATCATACCAGAGAGATAATCCAGGGTACCAAGGAACTTCTCTGCCAATACAACACCACCCGTCAGCGCAACCACATCGATCGCTGGATCAGCACCGAAGGGAGGTTTCTCAGTCAGGTCAATACCAGCGTGAGCACCTCTAGATGAATTGGGGTGAGTTCTATGATATTGGTTTGCTTGACCAGCAAATCTACCTCTAGGTAGAGGGAAGATCGTGCTACCTTTACCACCCTTGCTAGGTCCACGAACCTTCAATTCCTCCAGCACCTGAGTGCTAGTCATTACTTGCTGCTGTTGTCTCTTTCTCTTCTCTTGAAGTTCTCGGATGTGTTGTTGCTCAGCGCGAATCCTGTTCTCTACGGTGTTAACACCAAGGTCAGCGTGTTCACCAGTAAAAATTCGAGCATCTCTACCGTGTTTTTCTTGGTGTCTCTGTAAGAACTGTAGTTTCTGCTCTGCTGCTGCAATTTCGTTGTCGGTACCAGTTACAGCTTTTTCTGCCTGACGCTTCTCTCTTTCAGCAGTTGCCATCTCATTTTCTAGACCAAGCACATTAGCAAAGGCACCAAGATTGTCAGCAGCACCCTGCATCAACTCCATACCACCATTAATCCAACCCTGAAGAGTCTCCAGGGCAGCCTTGACCCAAGGAGAGTTCAGCATATCAATCATACCCTGAACTGCTGAGTCAGCAATGGGTTTCAAGAAGTCTCCGATCATAACGAAGACTGGTACCATCTCATCCCAGAGATTAACGAATGCGTCTACAACAGGAGAGATATATGCCTGAAATGCTGGCAAAGCAATCTCTAAGAAGAAATTCTTGAGAGGTTCTAGAATGGGTGTGATGCTATCGCCAATGAAAGCACCAATCTTCTCGCCCAGGAATGATCCTAGAAATTGTCCGACAATGGGACCAAGCGGACCCAGGATAGGTGTCAGCAGAGCAGACATCGCAAGACCACCGACGACAGCACCTACACCTGCACCTACGGCAGTCTCTACCTTCTCACCCTCTGCCAGTCTAGTAGCAGTTGACGCAACACCAGCAATGACAGAGATACCACCACCTTTGAGGAATTTACCACCACCTTTGAGGAATTTACCAGCGCCTGCCTTGAGTCCCTTCATCCTACGGATGTGGGCAATGCGTCTTGCTCTTGCTCTTACTGCCTGCTTGTGCAATTGCTTGGGCGATGAGTTCTTTCTCATCGCGTTTCCCAAGAACCTGGTCAGTCTAAAAGCATCACCAATAAGTTTCCAGGGTTTTAATATTCTATCTGCTACCACCAGCGCGGCGAGACCACCTACTATCTTCAGTGCCCCCATCAGGAGACTCTCTTCCCCGAAGGCACCCAGTAAAAGGTTGACTGAGGTCTGCACTACGCTCCACAACGTAGACACCCAAGCAGTAATTATCTTTATACCTGTCTTAATTATACCTTTATTCTTTGGATCGCTGAGAAAATCTAATACAAACCAAGTTGCAACAGACTTCACCAACCACATAAATGGTCCAAGCAACTTCTCCAACCAGGTAAGTTTCATCCCAGTTGGCGGTGCCTTAGCACCTTTATCTAAGTCCTTATCCTTTACTCTACCTTTCTCTATTCTATCTTCTAGTGCTTTATCTTTCTTCAGTTGCTGTTGCTGAGCAGTTACTCCACCAGTCAGTAGTTGTTGACTAAGTGCCATTTGACTGGCAAGGATGTTACCAATATCTTCCACAACAAAACCCATCCTAGTCACTGCTGTCGTCATCGCAGCAATAGGATTAGAGGTACCGCCTCCCGTCTTTGGAGGGAGGAAGGATCTAATTTTTACGGGTTTTGTTGTTGCCATTAAAGTGACTGACCTTTGGACGCTGCCCTTTGACGGGACTCTTCTTCACGTAAATGACGAATCAGCATATTAACGTACACGTCCCGCTCCCACGGCATCATATTCTCCAACTCAGTTAGACTGTATTTGTGATGTTGCATCAATGCAAAGTTCACTTCAAACAGATTGATCAGAGAATCGTGGGCGAGGGCTACGCGAAAAAAGCTGCCATCCCCTCAAGAACGACTTCACTCTTCACTTCGGTCTTCGGATTGAACACCTCAATAGTATGTCTAAGTTTAGGCATACTCTCAAAGAAACCTTGTACCTTCTGGAACTGAGTAGAGTTCATACCTTCAAAGAACTCAATGAGTTCTGCTTTCTTGTATGCTTTTGCGTCTTCAATCTCTTCGCCATTGGCAATTTGATCTACGCAGTCAGCAGCAAGTTGGAAGATGTCTTCTAAACCAGGGTTCTCAGAGAGGTTAGTCTTAACAAAGGTATCAATAGAAGGATACTTCATAACCAAGGTAACATCGTCAGTGATCTTGACTTTGTTAGTGTGTTCATCAGGTACCTGTACTTCAACCTCGTCAAGGTTTACTTCAACGTCAACCTGAGTTTCACCATCGTCAGGGCAAGTGAGTTTGAACTCACTAACTTCACCGACAGACTTAGCACGAATCTTCAGGAACAGATATTCAATATCAAAGGTAGCAAGGGTGTCTACCTTCTTCACACTGGTACAATTTTTGATAATCTCTTTGACTGCTTTGACCATCTCTTTCTGGTCGCCAGTTTCCATTGCAATGTAAAGCAACTTCTCTTCGCGAACCAGGAAAGGACGGTACGTTACCTTCTGACCGAAGGGCAGTACACATTCATACTCAGGCACCACCAGCGTGGGCAAAGGCATAGGCATAATTTTAAGACCAATTCAGTTGTAACTATTTAGAGACTATCTGAAGATGCTACTCAGACTATCAGCAACGTCAGAAATAGCATTGATAGTTCTATCAACTCCAGCAAGAGTGTTGTTGATGTTATTAAAAATGTTGTTAGATGTTGATGGTGCTCCACCAACAGGTTGGTTGAACAAGTCTGGTGCTGCACCCTCGGTGATAATATCTTCTGTCCAATCACCTTGGCTCTTAATGTAAGTACCCATACGGAAACGTTCAACATAGAACTGAACATCCAACCTCATCAGGCTTGTCTGTTCATTGTTGAATGTCATTGCACCAACATTGTATGGGAAGCATCCAACTGCTCTCCATTGTGCTGTAATCTTATTGTGTCTGATGTTTTGAACACCACGATCAGCATCATAAGTTCTGGTCACTAGGTTGGATCCAGGTTCCCACTTATTAATGATGATGTCAGTCACATAGTTGTCATAGAAGAGACTTCTGTTCTCAGTGTCCCTAGAGATTGTGTTGATCCATCTTTCAAAGAACGATCTGTGCCACTGATTCTTAGTGACAAGGAACGAGATCGTAAGTTCTTGAGGAGTTTGTTGCGTTGCATATCTTCTCATCGAACCGAAGTTGGTAACCTCACCTGTCATCAGGTTACGAGAGGGAACCTGCACACTATCAGCAAAATAATCGATTGCTTCAAACACACCCTGCGGACCACCGTATTCCCAAATGATCTCGCGTGCAAATTGGGGAATGCCCATCTGCACACTAAACATATTGGAGCGAGATGGTTCATACTGACCAGTCGCAACCAGGTTCTTAAATCTTGTGAATGAGATTGACATTAAGCAAACCGATAGACTAATTGAGATGGAACATCTATGTTCCTGCCGTTCACTGTACTTACAAACTGTTCACAGGGTATCAAACCCACATCAGACCACTCAGAAATCGGCACGTCGAATGTAGGAGAGAGTACATTAGAGCGTAAGTATTTATGGTAAGTAACGGGGGGTATGTCAAGTACACCTCCCTGTAGGGACTCACCCAGCCCTGAACGTCCTGCTGGTGGTAGGTAATGAAGGTTTGCACCCCAGAATCTAGTGCCATCTTCACCTAGCACATACACTAGAGGATATCTATCCCAGAACTGCATCCTCTCACCATAGGTAGCATTGTA